AAATATTATTGGTTAGGGTATATCCCACAAAATAGAAACATAGGGTATTAAATCTAAATAGAATTAATGATAATCAAATAAATCTAAATAGAATTTAATAATTCCCTCAATATATATAGATGAATCCACACTAAGCCAAGCAATTTATATAGAAAATGTCATTTTTTTGACTAAATAAATCTAAATAGTCAATACCCCTAGCAAAAAATTTGTCTAGTATTATATATATATATACCCTACCCCCAAATATTTTTAAAATTTCACAGGTTTAACTATGGCAGCACAGGCAGCCGCACATTAAGTTTATATAAGTATTTATTGTTTTGGAAATAAAGCAATATATAATTGCAATAGGAATGGGGTACTATTCTTTTCCCCTGTGTCTAAATAGTAAAATAACATACTTTTTTATTTTATGCAATAGTGTTATAATAATTTTGTAAGTGAATAAGGAAAAATAAATGTATGAACTATTTGTACTAGCTTGTCTAGTATCTAATCCAACTCAATGTGTAACCCTAGAAGATTTATATAGTCCACATGAGACCCATGATAAATGTTTAACAAGAGCATATGTTATTTCACATGAAATACCTGAGTATTTACCACAATATTATGCAAAAGCATATAAGTGTTTGGATATGTCTAAAGAAGGTAGTAAAATAAATACATAATGGAAGCAGCAACTAATCTAGAAAACTACCTAGATTTTAAATTAAACTTAGATACATATACTAATTTAAGAGCAAAAGATGATTTCCTTACGTTTGTAAAGATATTTGCTCCTACCCTTGTATCTGATTTTAAAATGGGTAGACATATAAAGCTATTATGTCAAAAGCTACAGGGTGTAGTAGATGGTGACATAAAGAGACTTATGGTATTCCTGCCACCTCGTTCCTCTAAATCTTTAATATGTAGTAAATTATTTCCTGCATGGTATATAGGAAACTTTTCAAACCATGAAATAATGTCAGTATCTCACAGTGACCAACTTGCATCTGACTTTGGTAGAACTGTAAGAGACATAGTTAACACTGAAAAGTTCCAAAGAATATTTAAAGGTGTTGCATTACGTAGTGATGTTAAGGCAGCAGGTAAATGGAAAACTAATAAGAATGGTTCATACTACGCAGCAGGTGTCCGGAGTCAGGTTGCTGGTAGGGGTGCAAATGTTGCACTACTTGATGACGTTATGTCAGAAGAAGATTCATTTAGTCAGACAGGTAGAAAGTATATTAAGGAGTGGTATCCTGCAGGTTTAAGAACTAGACTTATGCCAAATGGTTCAATTATTATTATTAATACTAGGTATCACTATGATGACTTATGTGGTTGGTTACTAAAGCAGGAAAAGACTGCAGAGCAGAATACATATTCATGGGAAGTAATTAGTATTCCTGCATGGTTAAATGAGGAAGCAGCAGAGTTACTAGATTTACCTGTAGGTAGTTCCTACTTTCCTGAGTGGAAATCTGACAAGATACTAAAAATAGATGAAGAAGAAATACGAGCAAGTAATGGTGCAAGGTATTGGAACTCATTATATATGCAAGACCCATCCCCTGATGATGGTGGTATTATTAAAAAGAAGTATATACAGTGGTGGGAGTATGATGAACCACCTGAGTGTGAGTTTATAATACAGACATATGATACTGCATTTAGTACAAGTAGAACTGCAGACTTTAGTGTAATACAGACATGGGGAATATTTAATGACTATGATGAAGATGATGGTTTTTCATCTCATTTAATATTACTAGGTAATACTAAAGGTAGGTATGAGTATCCTGAACTTAGGCGAATTGCCCAAGACTTGTATAAAGAGTTTAGACCTGATGTATGTATTATAGAAAAAAAGGCAAGTGGACAGTCACTAATACAAGATATGCGTAGAGCAGGACTGCCTGTATTAGACTACCTGCCTGATAAGGATAAGATTGCAAGAGTATATGCATCTACACCAATGATGGAAGCAGGAAGAGTATGGTTACCTAAAAATAGAGTGTGGGCAGATGATTTATTTTCTGAGTGTATGTCATTTCCAAATGGCTCACATGATGACCAAGTAGATTGTCTAAGTATGGCAATACATTACATGAAAGATAGTTGGAACTTAACACATCCTGAAGACCCTTCATGGGAAGATGATGGAAGTAAAAGAGACAAAAGAGTTGCATACTGGCGAGTATAACAGTATAATGGAGATATTCAAATATAATCCTGTTACATACTGTTTTGAATGTGGTGCAAAGAAATACAGTAGTTATTGTAAGTGTAATAGACTGCCTATTAAAATAGGTAAAGCTAAATTAATTGATATTGAATTTTTAAAGTTTAAAAAAAATTTAAAGAGGGAAGAGCATGGCAGTAGAGAAGAATCCAAACGAAGAAAAGAACCAAGCGAACATAATCAATCTAGACCTAGAAAAGGAAAAAAGAACTGATAATGTTAACTTTGAGCTTGACCCTGAAACAGGTGAACTAGAAGTAGAGTTTGGTGAATTAGAATTTGACCCTGAAGAAGCAGAGGTAGCTGAAACTTTTTATGAAAATCTTGCAGACCAAATGGAAGAAGAAGATTTACAGGACATTGCAAATACTGTAATAGAAAAATATGATGCAGATAAAGCTTCAAGGTCAGAGTGGGAGTCAATGTTTGAAAGAGGGTTTGACTTACTTGGTTTAAAACTAGAAGATACTACTGAGCCTTTTGAAGGTGCAGCAACTGCAGTACATCCACTACTTATTGAATCAGCAGTTAAGTTTCAGAGTAAAGCAAGTGGAGAGTTATTTCCATCTAAAGGACCTGTAAAAGTACAGATACTAGGTGATATTACAGAGTCAAAGCAAAGACAGGCAAATAGAGTTCAGAACTTTATGAACTATCAGGTTTCAGAACAAATGCCTGAGTTTTTTGATGAAACAGAAAGAATGTTGTTTCACTTGCCACTACTAGGGTCTGCAGTTAAAAAGATATACTATGATGATTCACTTGATAGACCTGTTAGTGAGTTTGTACCTATTGACCAATTTTATGTATCTTATTATGCAACAGATTTAAGAAGAGCAGATAGATATACTCATATATTATATAGAAGTCCTATAGAACTTGCAAGACAGATTAATGCAGGTATGTATAGAGATATAGACTTACCTGACCCTGAATTACCAAAGCAATCTGCAATGGCAGAAAAGATGGACACAGTATTAGGTCTTACTCCTTCTACTGATAGTGACCCACAGTATACACTACTAGAACAACACTGTTACCTTGAAATAGAAGATTATGATACTGCCTGTCCATATATTGTAACTATAGAAGAACAGTCACAAAAAGTTTTATCCATTAGAAGAAACTGGAATGAAGATGATAAAACAAAACAAAAGAAAATGTTTTTTACTCATTACAGATTTGTTCCGGGATTTGGTTTTTATGGATTAGGTCTTATACATTTCTTAGGTAATCTTACAATGTCTGCAACTGCAGCAATGAGAAGTTTAATTGATGCAGGACAGTTTGCAAACTTGCAGGGTGGATTTAAAGCAAAGGGTGTTAAAGTTGTAGGAGATAATGACCCTATTGCTCCGGGTGAGTTTAAGGAAGTAGAAGCAACAGGTATGGATTTAAATAAATCTATAGTAATGTTTCCATACAAAGAACCTTCTTCTACATTGTATAATATGATGCAGTATGTAGCAGGTGCAGGTCAGAAATTTGCAGATACTACAGAACAGATTATAAGTGAAGGTTCTAATTATGGTCCTGTAGGTACAACTATGGCATTACTAGAAGCTTCAAGTAAATTCTTTTCTGCAATACATAAGAGATTACATAAAGCACAAAGAGAAGAGTTTAAGATACTTGCACGAATAGACTCTGAAAGTTTACCTCAAAGATATCCATATGATGTTCCGGGTGAATCTTCAGAAATATTTAGAATGGATTTTGACAATAAGATTGACATTATTCCTGTAAGTGACCCTAATATTCCGTCATCTGCACATAGATTAATGATGACAAACATGGCAATGCAGTTAGCACAAAACGCACCTCCGGGTATGTTTAATATGGAAGAATTAAATAGAACTCTTCTTAATGCTGCAAATATTCCTAACTTGGAAAACATATTGCCTGATAAACCTAAACCAATGCCACTTGACCCTGTTACAGATATTGAAGCAGCTACAAAAGGTTTACCTATAAAGGCATTTGCAGGTCAGAACCATGATGCCCACATTCAAATAAAAACTATGTTTTTACAAGACCCTGCAAATGGTGGCAACCCTATTATGCAAAGAGTAAGTCCAGTACTTCAGGCAAATATACAGGAACATATTGTAATGAAGTATCAGGAGCAAGTTAATGGTATAACTAAGTCAATGATGGCTCAAGCTCCTCAAGGTGGTCAAGACCCTAGAGTTGTAGAGCAGGTAATGGCACAGGCAGCACAACAAGTTATGGCTGCTAATCAGGCACAGGCTCAAAGAGGTGGAAGTCCTGAACAGCAAATGGTTCAAATGGAAGGTCAAAGACTTCAAATTGAAAAAGAAAAAGTTAAGGCACAACTTGCTAAAGAAGCTTCTGAGGGTGCATTAAAGAACAGAGACCTTGACTTAAAAGAACAAAAGATTGCACTTGATGCTTATAAAGTAGGAGCAGAAGCTTTATTAAAATCAGAAGAAAAAGAAAAAGATAGAAATACTGAACAGGCAATTAATGCAGTTAAAATGTTAGTTGACATGATAAAACAAGGTGACAGTATTGAAAGTGCAAAAACTATTAAAACTTCTGACGTATTAATTAAAATGTTAGAAGATGCTAAAAAAGAAAAAAATGTTACATGACATTAAAAGCCTTGACATACTTAAAACTAGGTAGTATAATATGTAATATAGGAAATTATTTTTGGCATCTTCATGTTAAGGAGATACGTAAAGGACAAAATGTTATCAGAAGAAATTAATAAATTATTAGAAAAA